GATCGCAAAGCATAGTGGACTCGTTAAGTTTTGGTGAAAACATTGATTTCGATCAGTATCTTCATCCAGAAGACAAAGCCAAAATAAAACCTGCTAATCACTGGCAAGAAAAAATAAAAGACTTTCAATTTAACCCGCAACAATCTTTAGGTCTAAAATTACCCTGGGATAAAGCCTCTGATTTTAGAATCAGAAAAGGTGAGACAACCATTCACACAGGCTATAACGGCCACATGAAGTCGATGATGTTAGGTTTTTTACAACTTGGTTTAATATCACAAGGGGCTAAATGTTTAACGATCAGTTTAGAAATGCCGCCTCATATCACTCTGGACAGACAAATCAAACAATTCGCAGGAAATTTAGAGCCAACATTGCTAGTCCATGATAGTTTTTTTAATTTTGTTAAAGACCAGTTATTTATTTACGACCAGGTTGGTACAATGAAATGGAATCGAGTGATAGCAGTTTGTCGTTATGCTATTGAGGAGTTAGGTGTAAACCAAATATTTTTAGATTCACTCATGAAATTTGGGATCAAGTCTAAAGATCACGAAAGACAGGCTGAATTTGTTGACGAGCTTACGACACTAGCAAAAGACACAGGGGCGCATATACATTTGGTGGCACATAGTAAAAAACCAACCGAGCAAGGTGAAGCTAAAGCCCCCAATGTTTATGACATATCTGGATCTGCCGACATTTCAAACATGGTTGATAACGTCATTATTCACTACAAGAATAATCAAGAGGTAAGGACTTATGATCAGCTTTTCATAGTAGGCAAACAACGAAATCCTCACGGTGAAAGCACTGAGCCAAGTTACGTTTTAAGCTTTGATAAACTCCAATTCAAATCCTATTTCAATACGCCACGTTTATCACCTGAAGATTGGCAAGATGGAGCATTTCTATGAAATGGCAGTTGGAAAAAAAGTCATTAACGAAAGGTAATTACCGCATAACGAATTTCGGTGAGGTTGGTGGAGACCAATATTGTCTTTGGAAGCTTCGGAAAAATGTTTTTGTGAAAGAAGGTAAAAGCGCAGATTGTTATTGTCAGCTAGTCACTATGGGTAGCAGTGCATACTGCAAAGAGGTAGCAAAAAATGATTCTGCATGATTATTTTTCAGGTATTGGAGGTTTCGCTCGTGGGTGTAGGCAAGCTGGTATCGAGTTTGAAAAACATTATTACAGTGAAATAGATGAGCATGCTATAGCAATTTACAAACACAATAACCCGGAGGCAGAATATGTCGGATCAATCACAGATGAATCTCTTTGGAACACCGAGCGACCCAACATTATCTGCTTTGGATCACCGTGTCAGGACTTCTCAATTGCAGGGACTCGCAAAGGAATGGGGGGAGAAAGAAGTTCTCTTATCTCCTACGCAATCGACAGCATCACTAGACGCAGGCCAGACGTTTTTATCTGGGAAAATGTTAAGGGAGTATTCTCCAGTAATGATGGCGCAGATTTTTGGGCAGTTATTAAAGCCTTTGCCGACATTGGGGGTTATCGACTTGAATGGCAATTGCTTAATTCGTCATGGTTTTTACCCCAAAATCGAGAGCGGATATATCTTGTCGGATATTCTGGAGAAGGATGTGGACGCGAAGTATTTCCTCTCCGAGAAGGGCATAGCAGGACTGATGAAGGGGCAGAGCAAACCCCAATTGTTGGATGCTTAACTGCCGGGGGCAGCTTAGGCGGGATGCATTCAAGCATGACGTTAATACAATCCGGGTTTGGCGGTAAGTCTTTTTCTATGCAAGAAAACCCGAAGAACGCAAACTGCCTCCAGGCTAGAGATTACAAAGATGCAAAAACAAATGCGATATGTATAGGCAGCAACCAACCAAACGCAGCAGTAATGCAAGAAAAGTCTCCGGCTCTTCATGCGTCTATGGCGCACAATAATGGTCCTTATGTTATTGAAGAGGTAGTGCCGGTCCTGACTCCAGACCGACCTATCAAACGGCAAAACGGCAGACGATTTAAAGAACCAGGTGAAGACTCGTTCACGCTTACCGCACAAGATAAACACGGGGTGATGGAGGATAAAAAAATAAGAAGGCTGACTGAAATCGAATGCGAAAGACTACAGGGATTTAAGGATAATTATACTGAGTACGGTAACTACGATGGTGAAGTTAAAAAGGTTTCAGCAACGCAACGCTATAAATGCTTGGGCAATGCCGTGACGGTTAATGTTGTTGAGGCAGTAATGAGATCAGTTATCGAAGCTAAATTATTATGACTCGCACTGAGCAACAACAGCGCGCAATTGAAGTATACTGCCGGACTGTTAGTGAAGCACTTGCCAGTAAAAATCTGGACATGGTCAGAGTGTTGTCTAAAAAAGAAATTGAAATTCCCTGGACCCAGCATTCAGTCAAAGAATATATTTTTAAAGAGATAGAATTTGCGATGTTTGGTAAAGTGTCTACAACACAATTAAATAAAAGCCATGAAATTTCAGACATTTATGACGTTATGAATCGATGGCTGGTAAACGAATTTGAAATATCAGTGCCTTTTCCCAGCAAGGAGTTGGAAAATGGGCAGGGCTAGGGTTTTTAAGGACGTTTACCCAAAAGGGTTGGCATTGCATGTCTAAACTCTGTTTGTTCGTTAAAAGGGCGTTATATAGCCTTAGAATCGATTTATAACCGACTTACAAGGAAAGATTCATGAATATGTTTAAAAAATTCAGGAAGCCCAAGGAATTTGTAGCTGTCTGTGCGACCTGTAAAACCACAACTAAGAAACTGTATATGAAATCCAGAAACCAGTGCCGTGCGTGTTATATACAACAGGAAACAGAATTTGAAGCGAAAAGGAAAAAAGACTTGTACGAAAAAAATAGTTGGCCGTTAAAACCTAACATGAAATATAAACCACACCAGGGATATTTATGTTAAAAGAAGAGCGGTTTAGATCTGAGCAATACCTTGCGTTTGTCAGGACGTTACCTTGTTGTATCGCATCACATTAAAGGCGTGGGGTACTTATCAGGTGGTAAATTGAAAGCAGAAGACACAATGACAATGCCGCTTTGTGTCCGTTGTCACAGTATCATGCATGAGAATCCAGAGTTGTGGGGAGATCAGTGGCAATACACAGCACAAACACTGGCTAAATTTGTTAAAGAGAATATTAACTGGACTACTTTCCATTGAGAAAGCACGGCAAGATTGACGATAATCAGCATGAAATAATAGCAGCGTTACGGAAAATAGGATGCAGTGTTATTTCCCTTGCAAATGTTGGTGGGGGTTGTCCAGACATCCTTGTTGGTTGTAGGGGCATTAATTACCTTATCGAGATTAAAGATTCTGCAAAAGTGCCAAGTAAACAAAGACTTACGCCAGACCAAGTTGAATTTCACCGTAAATGGGATGGTCAAATCAATATTTGTACAACAGTAGACGAAGCAATCGCGCTTGTAAACACGCAAAAAAAGGCTATTATTGAAAAACAATAACTTATTGGAATTTAAACGGTGGGACAATTTAAAAAAGGCAATAAGATTGGTGGTCGCACAATTGGTGCAAGACAAGTGCTGTCGCAAGCATTCATCACCAAGTTAAATGATAGTTGGAAAATTTATGGTGCAGCAGCGATTAACGCTGTCGCAGAAGAGAATCCCGCAAGATATCTGGAACTGGTAGCAAAATTATTACCACGCCAAATCCATGCTGAAGTTAAAGTTGAAGGACAAATTGAGCATATTGATATCAGCGAAACGCAAACAATGGTGACCAAAGCACTGGAACAACATGATGCAAGCAGCACTAAAGTCCACTGAAAACCGTTTAACAGAGTATCAAGAATATCCCGCATTACTAGCGTGGTTGGATAAGCAGTCAAATCAACAATCTCACACACGTAACCTTTGCAGAACAGATCTGTATTTTCTCCTGCGCTATGCTTTCAGACGATTTGATATGGAAAAGGAATGGCTGTACGACCGTTGTGTTGAAGTGCAACAAAGCCCAAACGGGTATTTAGATCTCTGGGCTAGAGAGCATTACAAATCAACGATCATCACGTATGCGCTAACGATTCAGGATATTCTCGCAAGCCACGGTGACAATCCACTCCCTCAGTGGCAGGGTATAGAACCTACTTTTGGAATATTCAGCCACACCAGACCAATCGCTAAAGGTTTCTTGCGACAAATCAAACGAGAATTTGAAAGTAACGACCTACTCAAAGAATTATTTCCCGATATAATCTGGAGCAATCCACAACGCGAAGCACCCAAGTGGTCCGAAGACGATGGTATAATCCTGAAGCGACAATCTAACCCTAAAGAATCAACCGTTGAAGCACATGGGTTAGTCGATGGACAACCAACGTCAAAGCATTTTTACGTCCGAGTTTATGACGATGTTGTTACACGCGAATCTGTGACCACACCAGAGATGATCAAGAAAACAACAGAATCCTGGGAGTTATCCAATAACCTGGGTATAGACGGTGGCTTAGAGCGCACCATCGGCACGAGATACCATCTTCACGATACTTATGCCACGATACTAAAACGGGGCGGAATCACTCCCAGAGTCTACCCAGCGACTATGGATGGTACTGTTGAAGGTACGCCTGTTTTGTTATCACGAGAGTCATTGAATGAGAAATATATCAAGCAAGGCAGTTATACATTTGGTTGCCAGATGCTACAGAATCCTATTGCCGACAAGTCACAAGGGTTTAAATACGAGTGGCTCCGGTACTATACCGATTCCAATCCTGAGATATCTGCGGGCCAGGGCATGAATAAACTGATTGTTGTTGATTCAGCCAATGAGAAAAAGAAAAAGTCAGACTATACTGCAATCTGGGTATTGGGTTTTAACGAAGATGAAAATATATACATTCTCGATATGGTGCGAGACAAACTCAACCTCAATGAGCGTACAGATAAGCTTATTGCCTTGCATAAGAAGTGGAAACCGAGCCAGACTATTTATGAACAGTACGGCATTTCAGCCGATATTGAGCATTTGGAATATGTAATGAAACAGATTCAATATCGTTTTAAGATAACGCCTGTCGGTGGGAGTATGTCAAAGAATGACCGTATAAGAATGCTGGTCCCCATGTTTGAAAATGAGAATATATACTTCCCCAGGCGATTTATGTATGAAGATTATGAAGGCAGGGATGTAGACTTGGTTAAAGCGTTTATTGAAGAAGAGTATTTAGAATTTCCAGTAAGCGGTCATGACGATATGTTGGACAGTTTAGCCAGATGTAAAGATCCAAACGTAAAGGTTCGATTCCCAAGGGGAATGTACGAACAAACTCCCCGAGTTATACGGTGTCTGGGTGGAATTAAAAAGAGGGATAGAATCAACACAAGTCATTTAGTCGTTTAAACGAGAAATAAATATGGACAATCACGATATAGTAAGTAGATTTGAACACCTGGAGTCTGAGCGTAAGGGATCGGTCGAGCAAATTTGGGACGAAGTAGAGCGATACGTGCTTCCCTTAAGGTCTGACTTTTACTCTGACTTGTCAGACGAGTCTTCTGTTGATTGGGACAGACGCGACATCTACGATTCTACCGCTGTCTATTCATGCTCATCATTAGCGGCATCAATTCAAGGTAACCTGGTCAGTATGGGTCAACGATGGTTTGAATTGACGTTTAGAAGGGATGATCTAAACGAGGACAATACCGCAAAAGAATGGTTGGAAGAAACTTCAAATCGTATCTATCGTGCATTGGATGAGGCTAATTTTGATGTTGAAATAGCAGAAAGTTTTATTGATCTGGTCGGGTACGGCTCCACTATCGTTACCGAAGAAGTAGACGATGACGGTAAGCTCATATTCTCCACTATTCCTATTCGAGAATGCTATTTTGAAGAAGATCACAACAAACAAGTCTATCGAGTCTATCGTTACCTCTCATGGACTCCAGTGCAAATATTGTCAAAGTTTGGCGAGAAAGGAACACCTGAAGATATCAAAGAACGTGCAGAATCACCAAGCGGCAGCACTGAAACCGAGAAGGTCATCTTTTGTATTTACCCCAGAAAAGTGTCAACTAAAATAGACACAGGCAAACCTATCCCCCCAGAAAAACGTCCCTTCGGTTTTAAATACATTCTCAAGTCCACAGCAGAAATTCTGGGTGATGAAGGGGGTTACTATGAAATGCCAGCCTTTGTTGCCAGGTGGTTAAAAACAGCAGGTAGCAAATGGGGTCACAGCCCGTCCATTATGGCGTTAGCGGATATTCGCACACTAAATCAGCTTAAAGAAGCCACACTGGAAGCTGCGGGTAAAGCGATAGATCCCGCTGTATTAGCAGAAGATCAGTCTATCATTGGTGATTTAGACTTAGAACGAGGTGGACTGACGATTGTTAACGATATCGATGGTCTAAGACCCTTTGAATCAGGCTCCAAGTTTGATGTGTCTAACCTTGAAATTAATATGCTGACCAACGCTATTCGAAGTTGTTACCTTCAGGATAAACTCGAATTAAAAGAATCCCCCGCCATGACCGCTACCGAGGTTAATGTGCGCTACGAATTAATGCAGAAACTGTTAGGCCCTGTTTACGGGCGTATTAAAACTGATTTGTTAGATCCGCTCATCCAACGAACCTTCAACATTTTATATCGTAATGGTGAATTACCCGAAGTACCTGAGAATCTTAACGAATCAGATCTAGACGTTGAATACACAGGTCCACTCGCACTAGCGCAACGCGCACAGTCAGCACAGGCGATTACTCAATTTTTAAGTGAAACGTCACAGTTAGCACAGATGTTTCCAGAAATACTGGATATTATCGATGTCGATACCGCTGTGCGTGAAGTCGCTATTAAACGGGGTGTCCCCGCTAAAGTCTTAAGACCACAGGAAGAAGTAGATCAAAAACGTAAAGCGATGCAACAGCAACAACAAATGCAAGAGCAAATGGCAATGATGCAACAAGGTGGCGATGCTGCCCAATCAATCGGGAAAGGCGTTACAGAACTACAAGCAGCAGGGGAACAACAAGGTCTCCAAGCTGTAGGTGGGGAATAATGAGTTTAAACTTTAACGAATTATCAGAAATTGCTAAAATTGTATTCAATACGCCCACAGGTAAAACATTGTTATCTCATTTGGACGAGAAGTTTTATGACAATAAGTTTAAGGATGAAGATCTCAACAGACAGGTTGGAAGGCGTGATGTCCTGGTAGAAATTCACAATTTATTACGAGATAGAGAGAAATAATATGCCTGAAGAAAA